ACCTAAAGATTCTGTTCCATTTTTATCTTCAACTGCATTTTGTCCATGCAAAGAATCTAATCCCCACCAAGATGTAAGATTAGTTTTTTCTGATGTTGTTAATTCTGAATATTGTTTTTGACTTATTTCTTGAACTTCTTCTTGAGTTAATACCCTGCCTGTCCATATACCTACTTGAGCTATATTGCCATCAAAATAAGCAGAACCCTCACTTCTTCCAATTCTTAAATTATCAGCACTAGTTAAATCTGCAGATGATTGCCCTGAAATGTCAGTAGTAGCTTGTAATGCTCCATTAATATACAAACTTTGCAATGCACTTCTATCTATTGTAGCTGCAACATGTGTCCATACTCCTGTAGAAGGAACAAATGAATTAGTTTTTGTTGAAAAAGTAGTACTACCACAATCTGTAAATAATTCAATATCATCTCCTCCATCATCAATTCTAATTTGAATACCAGGCTTATCTCCTGTGCTCTGTCTATTAGTTACTATTCCTTCATAAGCACCTAAAGTGTTTGCTTTATACCAAGCTACTATTGAAATATCATCTGTATTAAAATCTATAATTCCACAATCTATATAATCATTACCATCAAAACTTGCACTACCACTACCTATTTGGTCTGCTAATGCTGCTTTAGAATTATCTACACCTCTAGGTTTTGTTGGAGTTTTGCCACCATATATACTTGTATGAAATGTTATATCTCCTGAAGCAGTTCCATTGTGATTGCCTGTAGAATCATTACCATTCGATTCTAATGGATACCAAGCTAATAGTCCTGTTGTTTCAGTTCCTCTTAAATCACTATAAGTCTTATATATTATATTTTGTATTTCAGAATCTGATAATACCCTATTCCATATTCCAACATTTTTCATTAAGCCACCAAAATTTGTGCCTGAATTAACATCTCCACCTAAATATAATGGATGAGAATTTGTTCCTACAGTACTACCACTAAATGTTGTATCTATTTGGTCTAAAGCTCCATCTATATATATTTTACTAGTGCCATTACCTTCTGATGTATAAGTACAAGTTACATGATGCCAAGTGTTTATAGATATTCCACTACTACTAGATGAATCAGAAACATTATTTACAAAAAATTGCACTCTATTATTACTAGTATCTACTTGCAATTGATAGGCATCATCATGCTCTTTACTTATAAGATTACCTCCATTATCACAAGTTGAATCATATTTAAACCAACACATTATTGTAAGTTGGTCCATACCATCTAAATTGTCATGGTCAGCTATTTGTATTTCATCATCAGCACCTTCAAATTGACAACTGCCTATACCTACATGCTCAAGGTCTGTGTTTTGAAAGTCAAAGAATAGCTTGAGGTTATCTTTTAAAAACTTAACACCAAAAGTTCTTATATTAGTAGCTACCTTAGCAACCGTTGCACCAAGTCCAAATCTCATTAGATTATCCTATATAAGCTATTATAGCACCACTTGCAAGAGTAATAGATTTATATCTTCCAAAAATTGTAGTACCTGCTGCAAATTCATTAGAACTATCTATAGCTTCATTGCCATCTCCTGCTCCTAACGAAGAAGCTGTTGTTGTACTAGCATATTTTACACCATCTCCTTCTTCAGGTTGTAAAACTGAAAATGTAGCATCATCAATAACTGTTATAGCTACAAATACACCATTAGCAGGTGTTAAATTATCTGTTGTATCTGAAAATACAGATCCTTTTTGCCCTAAACCTATATTACCTGACTCTGATCTTGAATATTTCATTCTTTATCTTCCTCTTCTGAATTTTGTTCTTTAATTAATTGTTCAACTAACTCTATAGCTCCCTGGATTTTTGCCCAAGTTTGTTCTGCTTGTTTTTGTTGTTTTTTTAAACTATCTAATCTTTCTTCTAATTTCATTTTTATCCTATTCTATAGATTGTTACTTCATCAGCTGATGTTCTTCTTATTCTAAACATACCTACACCTGATGTAAATGCATCTTCTGCTGAGTCTTGAGCTGATACTATCATACTACCTACTAAAGTTACTTTAATACTTGGTGCAGTTAAAGTTATAAAAGATGTACCATCAGTTGCTAAATTTAACAAACTAAAATCATGAGAATCATTATTAGCATCTAAAGCAAGTGTACTTATTAGATTTGCAGCTGAGTCAAAAGGTTTACTTCTATCTGCTGTAGGTGTACATTTTACTATTCTTCTTTGTATATTGGCTGCACTAACAGCTGTTGTTCCATCGTCTGTTGTAGCCTCACCTGATTGCTTAACACTCATTAATCCGTCAACTTTTAAATTATCTGCAACAGTAACTTCAGATGTTGTATTGCCTAATGTAATTGCTGTAGTTGATCCTGAACCTAAACTAATAGATCCTGATGATGTATCTATTGTTATATTGTTAGCTGCATCTATATCTATACCACCTGCTGTTGCATTTATATCTATTGCTGCAGATGAACTAGTACTTGCACTATTAATTGTTACTGCCGAATTATCTGTTGTTTCAAGTGTCATACCACCTGTAGTAGTAGTCATTGATATAGCACCACTTGTTGTGTCTAAGTCAAATGCATGATTAGCTAGATCCATATCTACAAATGTATTATCAATATCTAATGTAGGATTACTTACATCATAAAATAATAAACCACTATCAGTTCCAAATATTTTAAAATCTATTTGAGCACTACTTGATCCTATATGTACAGGACTTCTAGAAAATACTGTTTTTATATTATCTGCTGAAGATAGGAATACTTCATTATTAGCTTGAAAATTTAAAACACTACCTGTTGTAGAGAAAAAACTTCCTACACCACTACTATTTAAAATTAAACTTCCACCATTCCATGTTGATGCCCCATTGCTTGAGCTATTTATAATTAAACTATCTGCAGATTGATCCCAGGTTAAATTAGACCCTGATGTATCTCCATTAAATACTACATCATAACCTGTTCCATTAATTCCTACTGTAACTGTATTGTCTATTTGTACTGCACCATCTATATCTACAGCATCAAAGTTAGCTGTTCCACTTATATCTAATGTTCCTGTAATTTTTAATTGATTATCAGATGCATCCCACCACATATATTTAGTTGCAGTATCACCCATAACTGCAAAATCTACACCTTTATTACCTGTGCTTATATCATCACCTAAAAATAAAGAAGGACTACTATTAGCAGTATCTGTTAAACCTGTGTCACTATTCCATCCACCTGTTGCATCCCATTTAAAATCAGAATCAGAGTTTGCACTATCAAACGTTACATCACCACCTGCACTAGTATGAGTTACTGTTAGATTACCACCTCTAAAAGCAGCACTCATATTTGTAGCTGTCATTGAATCGGCACTTGCATCAAAGATAATATGATTACTAGCAGAATTACCAAATACTTTAAAATCTCTTTTATTACTACTTCCATCTCCAACAGTTACAGTACCTGCTGTATAAGATATATCACTACCTCCACCTGACCATACAGATGTTGTGCTTAGTGCTGAAAAATTACTACCATTAACTATTAGTCCTGAACAATTAATAGTTCCATTTACATCTAATTCTTGTGTTGGTGCAGAAGTTCCTAATCCAACCTTACCATCGTTTTGTATATGCAATTTATTATCAGTTGCCTCATCATCTCCTAAACCAATAAATAAATCACTTGCTGCTGCTGTAGTTTCGTTCTGAACACCTATAAACCAAGTCTCTCCACGAGCTTTTATAGCTAATGTTTCTGCAGCACCACTAAAATTTTGACTACCTCCACCAACATTACTATCAGTATCAATAGTTCCTACTCTTCTACTTTTTGACTCTGATTCCCAAGCCATAATTTACTCCTTTATAAATGAGGAACTTTTAGTCCTCTTTGACCTTTCTTACTGTGTGGATATGTTTTTATTTTATTTCTATATTTAGATTTAAAATACATTGACTTGTCAACATTGCCCATATCTTCTTCTAATCTTGCTTTTACATAATCTAATAAAGCTACGTGCAGTCCACTATCTACTTTATTATTATCAGCTATGTTATCATCATAATATTTTACAGCATTGTATTTTGCAGTATAGCTAACTCTTATTCCCTCTTCTACATCTTGACCACTATAGCTTTCCATTTTACCTGTATCTGCATTTCTATGCAAGATACCTAATTGATTACCTTCTATATAATACCCAAACTTTGCATTAGCATTTTCTATATTTGACATTAATCCTTATCTCCTTCTAATAGTTGATCATGATTTTGTACATATGGAATTAGTTCGTATTTATTATCAGAATTTAAAATTTCTACTCTATTAACTTCTATCATAGTATCACTTAGTGGATACCATCTTTTGTCTTGTTTTAAATCTTCTGTTGCATTTGCTTTATAGCTTTGCACTTCTGCACTCATATCAAGCAGTCCATCATTTATTAATCTTTTTAAATACATATGTGGTTGTTTGCCATACAAATATTCTATTTGACTTATTAAATCTTTAACTGTCATTTATTACACCCTGTTCTTTTGCATTAAGTTGATAACCACTTAAATAATTTTGTAAACACATTGTGTATTCCTGGTTCAATGCACTCATATGATTTGTATGAGATGTTGCTACTTCTAAATCTTCTTCTGCATTTGCTAAACCTATTTGATAAAATTTACCATATACAGATGCTTTTAGTGCTACTAAATTTTCAATTTCATCAGGAAATTTAGATATACTAGATTTTTCTATTGTAAAACTTGGTGATGAATTTATAGTAGGATAGTCTACATATGTTATATTTGCTGTATCTTCTTTTAATAATGTTGGAAGCACATATATCTCATTATTAAGTCTGTAGAAAACAGGACTCTCAGCACTAGACTCTTCTACATATCCACTATCCGATCCATACACCCCTCTTTTAACATGGTCTATTTCTTTACATTCATAACTTATATTATCTAAACTATTAAATCTTTCTACACCTAGTATTCTTGACTGTGGAACTGAAGTTTTTTCATCACCATCAAAGCCACTAAGCACAGCTGTTTTACCTGCAATGTATAATACTTGTGGAGGCAATACATTAATTACATCTTTGGCTGCAGAATCTAACCAGGAATTAGCTAGATCTTGTATACTAGAAATATCTTCTATACCTGTATATGATTGTATTCTATCTCCAAAGCTTGACACTATAATCCTCTATTTCTTAAATCTTTCTCTAATGTTGATTGACTAAATTCTATTTTTGTTTGAGTACTCCAATGATTGTTCATGTTTATTTCATGTGTCGGAGTAACCTTACTTTCAAACACTTTGCTACACGTGCATTTTTTAAGAACCTCTTCGGACTTAAATGTAACTACCTTCTGACATGTATTGCAATAATAACTTCTCAAATTCTTTCTCCTTTTTATTTAGATTCGGAGGATGCCCTTTATACGACACCCTCCATAGTTCTAATAACTATTAAACCTTATTGATTCGGTTTAGACATTATCTTTTAGTGGAATGTACTCAACTATGTAAGTCATTGCACCTGCTGTAAAAGCACCTGTTGATGCTACAGTAGTAAAATGTACTTCTGTACCACCATCTACTTTTGCAGAGTCTGCTACTAAGTCTTGAGCTGCTGCTCCACCTAGTGCAGTAGTATATTCATCAAATGTTGAAACACCTTTTCCTGCTGCTAAAGACGTTGATGAGGTAACTAGACCATCAGGATCAAGAGCCATAAATTGTGTTCCTCCTGCTGCTGATCCTGCTTTAACACCTACAGTTGCAGTTGCATAAGCTAAGTCTGTAGATACAACAGCAATAAGCTTTGTTATTACAGCATCTTCAGGAATAATTATTGCACCTGATGCAATTTCTGCACTACTTGCTGTAAAATCAACTGTTTGCTTTAAACATTGAACTGCACTACTATCTTTTAAAGATAATTGCCCACTACTTGTGTTTAATAAATCACTTCTCATTTATCGACCCCCTATTCGAAGCTATACAATAGATGAGTTTCAGGAAGAGATACTTCTAAACCTGCTTCGGTTAAGATCATATCTTTTCTTAAATCTTCATCTGCTTGTTGTACGTTAGTGATAATTTGTGTATCACGATTCATTCCATTACCAACGAGTGGTCTATATGCAACGTTGTCTAAGTCAATACAAGCTAAGTAACCTGTAGAGAAACCTCTAAACAATGGTTCTTTAATCATTGAAAGACTACCATAGATAGTATCAATTTTCATAATACTATGTCCAAAGTTACCCTGGATATTGTTTAGATCAACATTAAATGAATTAGTAGAAGTATCTGAACCACCACCTACTACTTTACCAATATTAGCATTACCTAATGTAAACCCTGCTAATTTGTTAAAGAATGTAGTAACTTTAAAACCTGCTAATCCAAGCTTGTTATAAGAACCACCTCTTGCAGGATCATATACAACTTCAAAATCTTGAAGAAGTCTATCATAAGTCATTTCTGATTCTGCTACACTTCTAAAATAAGATTTGTTTTCAGTATATGAAAATGCACTATCATCACCTATAGCTGTTGAGTTTTTAACAATATGTCCTACAATACCATCTGAGTAGTTAATACCACCCACACTAGCATTTTGACCAAAAAGCATTGCTCTTTCTATGTCAATTTTATGCTCTCTAAGTTTGCTATTCCATATTCTCATAAACTCATCTTCAATACCACGATACAACGTTGCTCTTGCTGTATTAGTCATTTCACATGCAGTTTTGAATATTTGAGTTCTTCCAAAACTGTGATCAAGTTCAGTACTAAATACATCAGGTGATCCTGATCCTTCTTCAAACGAAGTACCTATTATTTGACAAATAGTATCATTAGCACCTGTCTCTGCACCATCTACACTTGAAATAGTTTTACCTGTAAATGTTGTCGAAGATGATCCATGAACAGGAGCACTTTCTACTCTTATAAGAATAGTTTCAGGAATATTAGATTCCTTATAATCAATTGCTAATACCATTCCTTTAACAAGAAATTTAACAGCATCTGTACCATTTTTATCAACTGTATAAGTTATAGAGTTTCCTGCTGCAGGAATTGCATGTGAACCTGAAAGCTTAAATGCTCTATCTGTAAATGAGATTTTAGATCTATCTTCTAAAAATCTGAAAATAGGATCTGTTGTTGGCTGTTTAGCCACTTTTGATAAGTACACAAAAAACGGAGACTCCTCAGGTCGTAAGTCTGCAACTCTCTCACCAAAGTCAAACTTACGTCTAGTATCTAGATTAACACCTGTACTTCTTCCTACTTGAGGCTCGGAGTTTGCTTTTATTGCACCACTATTAATTGTTGCCATGTGTTTATTCTCCTAAACGTTTATTATTAATTATAATCCATCACTACCCCTACGTTGACCAACAATCATATCCCATACAGCATCTGAGTCACTTTTAATCTTAGGCTGTTGCCCTTGCAATACTCCTGCTGAAGTTGGTGTTTTCTGTGTTCTACGAACAGCATCTAAATTACTAGTCTCTGTGGGTTGTTCTTTTACTGCATTGTACATTTTAATAACGTTATCAATGCCTAAGTCACTAACAGGTGTTTCAGCAAATTTAAAGAACCCATCAATTTGTTCGTCAGACATCCCTCTTGACCTTAGTTGGTTTTCCAACTGAGATGTAGCTTGTTCTTGACGTACTTCTTGAAGTGATTCATTAACTATTGATCTCACCATGTCAGCAGTCTCCTGCTTTCTGTACTTGTATGATTCAGAATTAGGGTTTGTAAAAGATTCCCAAGAATCAAAATCATCAGGATTTATTTTGTTATCCACAGGCTGTTGTTGCTGTGAAGCAAGAGATTCCTGAATGTCTTGAATTTGTTGTTTTAACTTTTGATTTTCAGCTAATGCTTTATCTTTTTCGGATTGCATATATCTAACTGATTCGTTTACACTATCTTGTGTTTCTTCTACGTTGTCATATGATTGATCAGTTTCACTATTTAATAATGTCTCATCATCATTTATAAAATCATTATCTACCATGATTTAATTCTCCTGTTTGTTTTTACGATTTCCTGAATCTTTTTGAGCTTGACCACGTATCATGTCTTTGACACCTAAACGTAATTTCTCTGATTCAAGTTTCACCGAATTTTGAAGTTTATTAACTTCGTCTCTAAGGCTAGATTTGGATTTAGCCTCAGCTTGTGAAAGCCTAGCTTTAGTTTTTTCAACTTCAATAGCTTGTCTGCTGTGTACTGTTTCTCTCCTGGCAGTTTGCAGGTCTCCTGAAAGATCTTTGATTTGTGATTGTGCTGATTGTAACTGTTGTTGTAATTGCATAATAACATCGTTCCTTGACAATACACCCTCCTTATCAAATATCTCAGTTTTCTTTAATGCCTCTACCCTGTCTATTAGACCTGCCTGGTAAGCCTCCATATATACTTGCCATTCACCCCACTTATTAGATGGCATGGTTGAATTACCAATAACACGTACATCAAACTGACCTATTGTCGTATCATTTTCTATTGCTATAATTTGTTGACTCTTATCGTCATATAATCTTTTATTAATTGTATATTCACTTATATCATTGTTAGGTTGTGTAATTCTAAATGTTTTTCTAAAGTCATAATGCTTTTTACCTAAATTGTATAGTGCTTGTCCTAATCTTCTCAAGCTACCTTCAATGTCTCTTAACTTACTTTTACTTCTACGTTGACCAAAGTCTTCCATCATCATTGTAGCTGACGATGTTCTTGGTGCTGCAGACGTATCACCCTGCATCATTTCAAATATACCCATATTCAAATCAATATAATGCTCAATCATTTTTGGTAATTGTAATATTGAAGATGACATAGGTTGTGGTGAAGGGAAGTGAGGTTCACCAAAAGAAGCATCATATTCTATAGTGGCATTCGGATTTGCCCAATCTCGTTCTAGCTGCTCAATATCTGTGACCGACCCTTGTGGAACTAATAACTTCAGACCTGCTGAAGACTGTGCATGAGCTGTAATTAAAGACAATAACTTATTGATGAACCTCTGCATATCCTTCCCTTTTCTCACATCACTCATCGGGTAAGGAGTGTTAGTCCAAATATTAGGCACAGGTATAATAGGATACTTATCTAAGTTTAATACTTGTTCGTATAATACTATTTGACCTATTGTAGCTGTTACCCTAATTCTTGTTTGTATAACTTCAGTAAAATCTATTTGATTCATCTCAACCATATTTTGGATTTGAGGATCTTGCATATACAGTTCAAACTGTTCTGTATCTAGGATTTGTTCTTGACCACTCATTTTGTCAAGGACTCTGAAGAATGGAACTTTTACTTTTGTAAAATATTCTAAAATTCTATATTTGTTTGTATTTTTATAATCTTTGTCTTTAATTACATCAGGTGTGAATGAACCCTGTGTGTAACTATTAGTGCTTGAAGGAAAGTCTTCATCTCTATATCCACTAGTCTCAATCATATCAATCATAGGTCTACCTTCTTCATCACCTGGTAGTGGATTGGCTAGTTGTGGATAATTATCTAAAACTTGATCTTTTGTTAATAAAGTTGATAGACACATACCTGATGCATCATCAAACCATTTGTTTCTTGCATTTGGATCTACATAAACTCTAAATGGATCTATATAAGAGAACTTAACCTCTCCTCTACCATAGTCTGCTTCAGTATCTACATATGCATAAAAATATCCAAGACCTGTAACAGCATAATCATGAACAACTTGTTTGAATACTTCATTACCATCTGATATATCCCACATATACTCAAGCATGGTTCTCCATACTGTTGCCATTTTATTATCAGAATCTTCTCTTGCAACTGCAGAAAACTTTGGTGGTTTAGATGTAATGATAGCTTTAAACTGTTCAATAGCTGAATACAGTCTATCAATTGTTAAGTTCGATTGGTTTCTTTCTGCTAAGACTTCAGACTCATCTTTAGAGAAGTGATTCCCTAAATAAAAGTCTATATCTTCCCTAGCATGTACATCCCAATCCTTACGAGCATCCTCCCAACGGTCAAATATTTCTTTGATTTGGGTTGCTCTTTCGTCTGATGGTAAGTTTGCCATATTAAATAATATATTATAAATATATTATAAACAACAAGTTTTTTTTATATTCTTGCTCCTGTTATCCAATTATATTGCTTTTTAACGGTTCTTTTGGCTGTTTTAAGACCTTTTTTGAACTGTTTAATGATATTACCCCTGGTATGCTGACAAGCCAACCAAAAGGCATCTATAGTGTCATCATGTGATCCTTTGGGAAAATCTAGTAGTTCTCCAATGAACTCTTGGTGGGTACGTTTTAGGTGGACTGCTCCTTGTTTGAACATTGGTTGGAGTCCTTCGAAAAGCCTATCTTTCTTTTTCCTGCTTCCATAATTTTTAATACCTTTTTCCACTCCTGGTAGAAAGAGTCCTTCATCTTTGCTCCTACGTTGGACATAGTCTCGTAGCATTTCTTGATAGGTAATTGTTTCAATGTTGATCCTCCTTATAGGTTCATATTGTTTAAATAATGTAAATATCTTTTCTGCACATTCCATTGGCAATACTCTTTGCCTCCAATAGTCAATAACATAGTAATCATGTTTAGAAGTAACACCAACAACCATAATAACACTATAGTCAGACTTCTCACCAAGTGTAGAAGCAGGGTCAACACCCATAAACAGATTGACATACTCTTTAGAGTTATCACTAAACTCAATGTACCACGATCCATAATCTCCATCATATTTGCATACCCCATCATACATACCTTTGTTTATGTCATCTTCTTCAAATAGTTGGTCTTCAGGACTTCTAGCCTGATTCATATACTCTTGATAGAACTTACTTGGTGTGCCTGAATCTATGTAGAACTGTTTTCTTTGTTCAAGTTTCTGCATACTCCATCTTGATTCCCATATAGGCTTACCATTTTCTATTGCTTTGTATGTAACAACCTTCCAAGCAAAGTCAGTATTGTTTCTTTGAGCTTCTCTATCGTTGGTGACAATGTTGTTGAGAAAAGAATCCCAATGTACAATAGTGCCATTGCACCAAAGAAAACCATTTTTGTCAAAATCAATAGCAGGGTATACAGCAGCAGTAACCCAATTCTTAATACTAAGTCTAGCATCGGCAGTTTTTGTATTACCTTCTGATTCAAAATCATCTAATATCATTCCTGTGTATCTTGTTGATAGTTCTTTCTTACCTCTAAGTCTTTGACTTGTACCTTTAGCAATCATACGACATCCATTTGTAAGACTAAAATCTGATTTTGTCCATTTAGATCCCTGTAGATCACCAAAGTAATAATGGATAGCAGGATTCATCTCAATATGATTTTGTACCCATCGTAAATTATCTATAGCCTGGTCTTGTGCCTCACCAATCCAACATATAAACTCAGGACTATCTTTGGTAGCAAATAAAAATTTATGCAATATAGCAGTACATGCTAGTGTAGACTTAGCATGGTCACGTGGTAAGACTAATGCTAACTGTTGATTGTCTTTATCTAGCATTTCTCTACCTACTTCATAATGAAACTTAGGTGATTCTGATGCTAAGAAGTCTTGTGGTGAGAATAATTTACCAAATGTGATCAAATCTTTGTAAGCCATTTGCAATACTTCTTCTTTTTGAGAAAGATTGCCATTTAAATTAAGATTAGCCACTAAGTTTTGCCTCTAATAAACTCTGTTGTAAAAATATCTACTAATTCACCTTTATCTGTAAACTCACTCATACAATCAGGACACAACCAACCTTCAACATTGTTATCTGAGTCCATAATTGCACATCTACGTGTAGTTGTTTCGTCAAAATACAGCTCAGAACCACAAACAGGGCAAGGATCTTGCACATTTGTAGGAGCTTTTTTCTCGACTATTTCTTTAAGAGTCTTTTTTTGCAGTAAGAATGGGTTTTTGTTGTCCATTACTGATAGCTTTCATTTGTTCATCTGTAAAACCTGCAAATACGGTGAGTTGTTCACTCTTTTTCTCCGTTTCATACAAACCTGCAATCTTTGCTAGGTTCTCTACAGCACGTAATTTGTCATTATCACGTTCAGCTAAGTCAGCAATTTGTTTAAAAACCTGGATCATGTAATGCTTTGAGACCCCTTCACTTTCCATTATGTCTTGAATTTCTTTCGAAACCATTTTTCTAACCCTTTCACTACGTAAGAGTTCACTAGAACGTTTTCTTGCATAGTCTTTGTTGTTTGTTTTGTAAGCCTTGAGGTAAGAACTTACAGCATCTTGTGTGTTTGCTACATATTGAGCAAATAAAAACTCGTTATTCGTGAGCTTTTCACGATTTTTAAAGTTTTCTGCTACTTTGTATTTTGAAAAAGAGTAAATATTATCAGGTATCTCACTACCCATACGTATATCTCGGTTAACATTGAACGTACCTGTAATGCATCTTACGATTTCTGTATTGTTATACTTAGCTCTCTTCAATATTTGAACGACATGATTGTCGTCAGTCAGTACCCAATTGCCCTCCTGCCCAATTCTCCAACTCACTAGTGTTGATTCAGGGTACTTTGATTCCCATTCCTCAATTGTGTAAATAAAATGCTTTTTACCTTTTATCTCTTTGTAATTCATATCTCAATATAAATGAAATAATATAATGAAAACAATACTTTTTAAAAAACATAGCTATTGACATTGTGGTGACAACTGTTGTATTTTGTACTATTATAGTACTAATACTAGTACTAATAGTACTATAGTACTACTAGGACTAATAAACTACGTAAGTAGTTTTATTAGTTTATAATCAGTTCTTAATTTCAAAAAAATTTTCAAAAAATTATATTAGAATGAGTGAGGGTCTTTTTTTTACACAACACCCCCCCCTCAAGTGCTTGGTTGGTAGGCAAATTTGGTTTAAATTATAATTTCAACTAAATTCATTACAATTCTTAATAAAGGAACAGCGAACCAAATAAACCCACTATTATAATTATAATACTTGATATAATTATTATAATTGTTATACATTCCACAAGTTAATTAAAAACAAATAATAAGAGGTAATAATAAAATGAAACAAACAATAAATAGTTTTGACTTCGTAAATGCTTTTAAAAAGTCAGACACATACAAAAACAGCTTTAGTAATTTAGGCTTATATTACTTATACAAGCACCTTGAGAGCTACGAGGAAGACACAGGAGAAGAACTTGAATTAGACATCGTTGCTATTGCTTGTGAATATACAGAATATGAAAATATTAATGATGCAGTTAATGACTATCAAATCGGCTTTGAGGAATTGCAATATTCAACAGACATTATAAATATATATGATGTTAATAATAAAGTTATTGGTGTAATACTAAGAAACTTTTAAAAAGCTTATTTTAGCATATACACAAACCAAACACAAGGAGAATATAAAATGTTTTATATATCAATAATAATAGCACTTTTTTTACTATTAACTATCTACCAAATTGTAGATTTAAAGGAGGATTAAAAAATGATGATAAACACCCCAAAAGGTATAGAATTATTTAGGCTAATGGCATTAAGGTCAGGGCTTGAGGCAGAAATTAAAGGAATGAAAAAAAGAGGTAAAAGCTGTTATTCTATAATTAAAAATGAATTTGACTTAAAAGGAAACAAAATCAATGTTTATAATAAGTTTACGGATCATATAAACGAACTTAGAGGCATAAAAGTTTTATCAAATTTCAAAAAGGAGAAGTAAAAATGAATGTAAAAGAAACATTAAAAACATTAGAGTTTTTAAACAATAGGATTAAAGTAGCTAGTAAAAATGCTATTGATTTAATAAAGGAATTGCCAATTACAGAAATAGATGATATTGTACATTTTATAGAAATAAGAAAACATCTTAACTTGTCAAAAGAGGCTATTGACAATGCTGAATCTTGTACAAGAGAAGCAGAGGGTTTAATAGGTTCGGCTTTAATAGAAATTAAAGAAGCAGAGAGCAGAGTTGTAGAGGCTTTAAAGTTGTTAAAAAAATCATCTGATGAGTAGTTGAGACACTACGAAACAATCGATTAATTAAATACGAGATATTTAAATTGATTGTAATGATATTAATAAAACAAAACGAGGTAAAACAAAATGATTAAATATTCTGTAATGTCAGGCAAACTTAAAGGAATACCTGCATTAAATACTTCACCAATAAATAATAAATTTT